ATATTTTAGCAGTTGGTATAAAAAATATAAAAGATAATTGGCCAAAATATAGATGTAATCCAATGATGATGCCATTCGCTGGAACATTTGGACATAGTGTTAGCAAAAATTTTACATATTGTATTCAAACTATGCAGGGAAATTATATGGGAACCCTATTACAACCGCTCAATTATTTAATGAGCGTTACTGGTAAAACGATTGGAGGATTATCCGAATCTATTCAAGATATACGTTCCTTTATTAATGTATTTAGAAATATGATAACATCCATCGTTAAAAACATTTTCGGTGTATTTATAAATGTATTAACACAGTTTCAATTTATTATGATTAAAATGAAAGATATGATGGGTAAAATAGTGGGTATAATGGCAACAATGATGTACTTATTACAAGGTAGTGTAATGACTATGCAATCATCCTGGAATGGTCCACCGGGTGAAATGGTACGTTTCATGTCAAATTTAAGTATTTAATTTGGTGTACATCATCGATAAAATTGATAAAATCGAATATAGAATAAAAAAGAATAAAATAAAATAGGTTCATTTATTATACTATAGAGATATATGAATACTGACACCTATAAAATAATAAATGAACTATATAATAAAACAGGATTTCTTGATAAATATGGTGGTTCATTGTGGGTAACTGTAATATTGGTATTAATATTTTTTGTTATTATTTCATATTATCAAGTTTATAATAATTTACAACCAATTAAAGCAGATTGGATTAATCAACGATGTAATCCAACAGTAATACCGTTTGCTGGTTTAATTAATCCACCTGATCCCAAAAAGATGAGCGCATTTGAATTTACAAGTGCAAACTTTACAGGTTGTATTCAAAATATATTAACAGATATAATAGGTGTATTTTTAGCACCATTTCAATATTTAATAAGTTCTTTTACAACTATATTGAATGGATTATTAGAAGCAGTTCAAGAAATACGCAAACTATTTAATTCTATTAGAACGGCGGTGGGTGGTGTATCAAGCGAAATAATGGGAAAGGTTTTAGCTATAATGATACCAATTCAGTATATGGTAATCAAAATAAAAGATATTATGAATAAAACACAAGGCATTATGCTATCAGGAATATACATGTTGATGGGAGTGTATCAAACATTGATTGCTAGTTTCGGTGCTATCATACAAATAGTATCAAGTATATTAATATCCATTGCCACAATTATGTTGGTTTTATATTTTATTCCATTTGGATTAGGTATACCATTTGCCATACCATTATTAATTGCATTTATAATGACATTGGTACCTGGTATAATGATCTATATTATTCAAGTAATGGTATTGAAACAATGGGTCAATCCATTACCTGGCATACCCTAGTTACTTATGGTATATGGTATATGGTATTTTACAACAATACAACAATACAACAATACAACAATACAACAATACAACAATACAACAATACAACAATACAATAACGAATTTAGCAATGATTACCAAGGGTATACCTGTCAATAACTATATTTAGCAATGTAGATGTATATTATTTAGACAAATTATAGATTATATTTCATTCATAGAGAGAAAATAGACAAATATACGCACTTGTCAATATTCATAATAGTAAATTGCTCCTGGATATTTACAAAAATACCAAATATAATTTATATAAAATATATATAAATTATATAGAATATGGAATTAAAGATTTTCGGTCATTCTTGTCGTTTAGAAATAATTATTATTTGCGTAGCAGTTGGATTTATTTTAGGAGGACATTTACTTTGCTCATGTAGCAAGATGAATGTTCAAGAAGGTATGGCAGTCATGGGTTCTTCTTTAGACTGGACTATGGGACAAGACGTTGTCAATAGTTGGACAAACAAGGCAGAACAGTATTCCGATAAGATGGGATATAGTTCTACCGAATCAAAATGGTCTCAATATAAGGGTACTGCTGTCCCATTACCAGAAGGTCAAATGTTTATGTTTGCTGATAATGAGTTCAAACCAGAATGTTGTCCTTCAACCTATTCATCTAGTACTGGTTGTGCTTGTATTACACAAGAACAGGTAGATTATATTAACCAACGTGGTGGCAATCGCACCTTAGCACCATCTGAGTTTTAAATGTAAAATGTAAAATGTAAAATCATATTAATTATACAAATAATAAATACGATTTACCATCATATAACATGTGACTTTAATCAACATGGTATTTTTTTGAAACATGTTCTTGTAATGAAATGTGTTTACTATATCCATTTATAAAATATACATGTGATAAATGAATTGGAATAGATGTAGTCATGTGAGTGAATTTGGTATGGTGTTTTTTTATATTTACAAATGTATTATCGGGTTCAAGTGAATATTTGTCAAAGGGTGTAAATGAAGACTCTGTGTTTCTTTTGTAAACTAATGGACATATATTTTTTAAGTTAAACAATTCTATTCTAAGTAATTGGTTAAGTAATACTGATTTATTGGTCATATATTTACTATGATTGCTATATATTTAAATACATTATTATAGATTGTAAATCTTTTCACAAAAAATTGATGAGTATTTTGTAGTATCGTTCATTGTAACTTAAATGAATTATTCGAATATAATAATATATCAATAACTATGTCAAAAGTAAAGGGAAACAGAAATGGTAAGCAAAATTGTCCCTTTTGTGACAGTGCTCGTCATGGACCACTTGATTGTAAAAGTACTATTAATGGTAAATACAACCAGTTACTTAAAACAATGGTAGAAAAAGAATGTCCAGATTTTCATTCTTATAACAAAAAAGAACTTAATGTAATTGCCTTTCAAATTCCCTATGAGAATAACCTATCAATTATAAAATTTCCTAGAGATATTTCAAAAACCAATAAAGGATTTAAACTGAATCCAATACCACTAACTTTATCAAAAACTCGCATGGTAAAAGAACTAACACGACGATGGGAAACATTAGCAGAATCTAGGAAGAAATTTTATCATGGTATAGACAACCCGGAAGAATATGAGGATGATTGTCCAATTTGCTATGAGAACATGACGGATAAAGTATGGAGTGATTTGGAATCAACATGGATAATGGAATATTATGTTGGAACTATAAAAACCACTTGTAATCATAAATTTTGTAATAAATGCTGGAATAAAATACCGAAAGTTTGTTGTAACGGATCGCATTATAATTTCGAAACAAAAAAATGCCCGATGTGTCGTTCTAATGTTAGTTGTGATGATGTTCTAGTGCTAACACGTGAATAAATTAGATGAAAATAAAAATAAGGAATTATCTTATTTTTATTTTTATGAAAAAAAACTAGGCGTCCCTAGGATTGCTTTCCGTTTTCGAGACGGATTGATTAACTAAGTATAACTCAGTTATTATATCATTAATATAGTGCAATTACTAAACTATATGCTAAGCATTGTGTCTTAATTAGTCCGTAGACCCCAATACAATTTCTTAGTCAATCCATTAACATAGATGATCAGTCTATAATAACTTCTTTACTATTCAATTTTATTGGTTTATTAATTGACAATACATAGAGGGAACGGGACAACATAATAATTGTCCAGATGACAAATCATCTTTTATACACTGCCGAAAAGTGCTTTTCACGCTATCTATGTCTAACCATACCTTTCTAAAATTCCGTTCAATCGTTAGGAGGGGGGGGCGATATTAATCAATTAATATCTATTTTCACCACTGTGGGTCCGGGTTAGAAGACCATTTTTATGTTTTTTATTTGTTATGTTTTATGTTTTTTATTTGTTATGTTTTATGTTTTTTATGACAGAGCGTCCTCTGGTTGTTTTTCCGTTGTCGGGACGGTTTAGACAGGATAAACTAGCTATAGCTATACACGTTTATCCTTAGTGTCAATCTTGTACAATTTCTAAACAAGATTTTGGCATCATCGAATATTTTCAATAAACTTTCATTTGACCAAACAAGTCCTAAACGGGGGCCAACCGATATAGGTTATTTGATAAAACTAATATTTATTCAAACTATTCATTTACATAGAGGGAACGAGGTAATATATATATCACCCAAATAATTAACATCACACCCCGAGCCTACGTTTTACCGCTTCTCGGGAACTAGCGCAATTCAAATAATACTTACGCAAATGAACGCACTGGAACCTTACGTAAGCGATTATGTTTGAGAGTACCTATTATAGTGAATGAGGTTGATTATTTTTTATACACGACCGAATGTGCTTTTCACGCTATCTATGTCTAACTTTACCATAATGAAATCTCAGAATTGTACCTTATTGATTTCATTACACCGAGCCAAGTTAGTAGCTGGTAATGTAGTATACTTTAATTATAACTTCAATTTTTTATTTTTGGAGGTTTTTGACAAAATTGGAAATCAATAATTACGAAAAAAAAGAATGTATTTATACATTCATTTTTTATTATTTTATTATTTTTATTATTTTTTATTATTTTATTATTTTTATTATTTTTATTATTTTGCTGTTTGAAAAGGATTAATGAGTAATGAGTAATGATTATTTTAGATTGTTAAGTAAATACAATTCGTTTATACATACAATCCGTACAATGTTGTTGATTTTTCGTCCTTCTTAATTAATTTTTTCACGATATCAGTAGTAACTGTATACGGGAATTCTACCTTGAGTGTCATTTCCTTTTCAAATAAGGTAGAATCAGGTTTCATTAAGCGATATAGATTGAGCTTGGTATAAATAATCTCCAGACTTCTCTTGAGATTTCTTACACCTTTTTCACCCTCTGTGTAATTTTCAACGAGATAATCAATTGTTTCATCTGGAATGATAATATCTTCCTCCTTGAAATTCACTTGCTTAATAATGGTAGGAATTAAATAGTCCTTTGAAATGATTCTTTTATCTTTCTTCTCATAACCAGCGGTTTGAATCTTATACATTCTGTCTAGTAGAATAGGATTGACTCTTGATTCGTCGTTATAACTAAAGATGAATAAGCACTTACTCAAGTCAAAATCAATCTCCGAGAAATACTTGTCATGGAATTGACTGTTTTGCGCAGTATCCGTAAGATGAGTTAGAATACCAGCAATCTCTTCACCTTTTGGTGTATCACTAATCTTATCCAATTCATCAAAGTAAATGACTGGATTCATGGATTTCGTTTTCACTAAAATATCAACAATCTTGCCCCAAGTACTACCTTCATATGTATAACTATGACCTTCTAAGAAGCTACTGTCTGTGGCACCACCTAACGCAATGAATGCGAAATCACGATTAAGAATCTTGCTAATACCTTCCTTTACTAGAGTGGTTTTACCAGTACCCATTGGTCCCTTGATAGCAATTGCGGTACCAACTGATGTTGGATTACTAATCCATTGTCCAATCATTTGCATAATTTGAATCTTGGCATCATTTAATCCATATACTGCTTGGTCTAGAATTTCTTTAGACCCGGCCATATAATTGTGACAAGCTTCAATGCCATTATCAATACTGAGAGGCAGGCTTCTATAACGATTGAATGGAATTTGCATGAAAGTATCTACCCAATTCTTGATTTTGTAATATTCGCCGTTACCTGGATCCATATGTCTTAAAGACGAAATTTTATTAAGAGCAATAGACTTGAGATGAACTGGAATATCGGATTCTAATAAAGTCAAACGATATGGTTTTTGGACAATATTAATCTTATTAATTTCTTCCACTTCAGTAAGAACCTTTTTCTGTTCGTCTAATGTCAACTTATCTTTGAAATAAGCATAATCATTCAACAAATTCTTTTTGTTAACTAAATTCTTGAATTTGCGAACATTTTTTGTTTTCTGGGTTTTCAATTTTTTGTCCTGTTGCTTTTTCAATTTCGTTTCCTTTGCTTCAATATTTTTTAATCCTTCAATAGCAATCTTGTTTGTTTTGTCTTTTTCTAAAATAGTTTCAAATGTTTTTCTAATTTCATTAATAGTTTCTTGTTGCTTGGCAATATCTTCCTCAATCTTATTCATATCAACAGAATTTTCATCATCACTATCTTCCTCTTCATCACTATCCTCTTCTTCGTCATAATCGCTATCCTCTTCTTCGTCATAATCACTATTTTCATCTTCATTTGCCATTGGGTCTCCAATAGTGAAGACAATATTGAATCCTTTTTTTCCACGACGTGTAATTTGAATGTCTTCCTCTTCCTCTTCTTCGTCATCACTATCATATTCACTGTCATCAGTATCATTTTCACTTAAGGTTTCATACTCGTCTTCGTCATCACTCTCTATCACTTCTACTTTAGATGAACCCTTGTTTTTATTTTTAGACTTTATTAACTTACCTTTTGTTTTTCTTTTTGATTGTTTTTCCGCTTCCTCTTCTTCTTCTTCGTCATCTTCTTTAGTCGATTTTTTTCTATTTTTTTTCATAATTTTATTCTCAGCATCAATTGTTTTTATTTTTTCCTTTAGATATTTGGATGGGAATATCTTACTTACGAGCTTGCGATATTCTTGCATATCCATGTCTTCTTCTTCTTCTTCATCTTCATCATCACTATGACTACTTACTACATCATCTTCCCCACTACTATCACTATCCGCATTCTTCTTCAACTTACGTTCTTCGTTCATACTATTTGAACGTGTACGATAAGTACGTTTAGAAGGTTTTGTGTTTTTACTATCCTTTGAAAGAGGCATCTTTAATGTATATGTTACTCTATTATTAAATAGATTTTTAGTTCAACTTTTTTTCGGAGCTGTTTTTTAACAATAGATACTGAATTGTTACTATTTTATTAATAAAATTGATAATAAAAATTCAGTTAAATATAATATTATAATATAAGGAAGTATGGCGACTAACTCCAACATGCTGAATACTAAAAAAAAGAGTACCAAAATTATTGGTATACAATTTAGTATATTGAGTCCTGACGAAATTCGTAAGGGTTCAGTAGCTGAAATCACATCAAGAGATACCTATATAAATAATAAACCAGTAATAGGTGGTTTATTTGATCCAAGAATGGGTGTATTAGAACCTGGTTTAATCTGTCCAACTGACGGTCTAGATTATATGGAAACCCCTGGATATTTTGGACATATTGAATTAGCACGTCCCGTGTTTTACATTCAATATTTAACCACTATTATAAAAATATTACGCTGTGTCTGTATTAAATGTAGCAAACTAAAAATAAGTAAAGAAAATTATAAACAAGCTCTTAAAATGTCTGGTGAGGAAAGATGGAATTATGTATTCAAGTTAGCAAGTGTCGTTACACGATGTGGTGATGATAGTGATGATGGTTGTGGTTGTTTACAACCTAAAAAAATTAAAAAAGAAGGGTTAGCTACTTTGTTTGCTGAATGGGTTAAAGTAGATGGATTAACTGATGAAGATAAATTGAATATGAAATTGACTCCTGAAATTGTGCTAAAAATATTCCGCCGTATATCTGACGACGATGTGAATTTTATGGGATTTAGTCCTGTCTTTTCAAGACCTGACTGGATGATTTGTCAAGTATTGGCTGTTCCTCCTCCAGCAGTTCGTCCTTCTATCAAGATGGATGGTCAGCAGAGAAGTGAAGATGATATCAGTCATATATTGGTCAACATTATCAAGGCAAACAAGACACTTCAAGAAAAGATTCAAGAGAGTGCGAATTCCAACATTATTGATGACTGGCACACAGTTCTCCAATACTATGTAGCTACTCAAGTGGATAATAAAATTCCTGGCGTAGCATCCGTCGCACAACGTTCTGGTCGTCCTTTAAAGTCAATCAAGGAACGTTTGAATGGAAAGGGTGGACGTGTTAGAGGAAATCTTATGGGTAAGCGTGTTGACTTTTCAGCTCGTTCAGTCATTACACCTGATCCTAACTTGTCGATTAGGGAGCTTGGTATTCCTCTCAAAGTTGCTAAAAATATTACAAAACCAGTTACCGTCAATGCGAACAATAAAAATTTCCTCATTACATTGGTGAGAAATGGTCCCGACGAGTATCCAGGTGCTAAAATCTTGGAAAAGAAAAATGGCGAACAAATTACCCTACGATATGCGGATAGAGAAAATATCCAACTTGAATATGGTGACATTGTTCACCGCCACATGATGAATGGTGATGGTATTCTGTTTAACAGACAACCTACCCTTCATAGAATGAGTATGATGTGTCATATAGCAGTTATTATGTTCAAAGGCGATACCTTTCGCATGAATGTTGCTGACACCAAACCATACAATGCCGATTTTGACGGGGATAGATTTTGTCCCCAACAGGTGACCGCTCAATAAGTTGTAGATATACTTATTGGGGAAAACGGTGTAAAGTCTACTAGTAAATGTATTTCATGTAAAGGTACATCTTACTAATATAATCATCTAGTCATTCTTTCAAACTAATATAAAAATAAAATTGCTCTAACTAATAATAATAAACAATATCAATATGGAGATGGACTTGATATTAAACAAAGATGAAATAGACAAAGTTGTTGGTGAAATATACAAAATGACAAATACTACAAATGGAAAACATTATATTGGTCAAACACGTAGTCACAGATTAAACCATAATAAATATAGACCTTTTGGATATTTAGGAAGATTCAAAGACCATGTACACGAAGCACATTCAAACAAGAAATATAATTCAAGGTATTTGAATTCAGCTTTAAGAAAATATGGTGAAGATTGTTTTACTTGTGAATTAATTCGTACTTGTAAAGTAAGTGAATTAAATGAACTAGAAAAACATTATATAAATGAATATAATTCTAAATTTCCAAATGGTTATAATTTAACTAATGGCGGTAAAGGTTTCACAGACGTGAATGGTGAATATACTTGGAGAACAGAAATTCCATCACAACGAATATATGAACCCCAACCAAAAAGTGAATACACAAAACAGTTGATTTCTAAACAGTTAAAAACATTCTATAGTAACAATGAAAATTGTGAAAAAAGAATGAAACGAGTACAGGAACAACATTTGACAAAAAAATATGACCGGTTTAAAGATGTAGTAATTGTTGATGATGATATTGATAAGTATATTCGTATTTTAAAAAATAACACGAACAATACTGAATATGTTCGCATCGTCATTAATAATAAAAGAATCACAACTTTTGTAGGAAAACATGAAAAAATAGAAGAAATAATAAGTAGAGCAAAAAAATTTATATTAGAATTGAAAGAATGGCAACGTAGCCAAATTGCGGGAAACTCTTTAGAGCCCTATACTACCACCCCATAATGGAAACATAATGGGGGAACACGGTTAATTGCCGTACCCAATGGTAAAAAAGTATAGGGATTAGACAATCCGCAGCCAAGCTCCTAAGTCCGCTATGATAGGATATGGAGAAGGTTCAGAGACTAGACGGTTACGGGTCTTACATGAAGGTTTAATCAACCAGATAAGGCACAAGGTATAGTCCGGCTTCTATGGAGACATAGAAGATTTTCGGAAATGAATTTACATATGCCTCAGGATGAAGAGTCCGAGGCAGAATTGAAAAATTTGGCAGCAGTGCCGTATCAAATAATTAGTCCAGCTAATAATGCGTCAATTGTAGGCGTGTTCCAAGATTCATTGCTTGGAGCATATCGTTTTACAAGACCAGATATAAATTTTGACCAAAAAGAGGCAATGAATCTACTGATGTCATTCAACAAAGTGGATGTTGCTGCATTAAAAAATAAAAAGAAAGTATCAAGTTTTGACATCTTGTCACAAATAATGCCACCCTTAACAATGAAATTTGGAAACAAATGGTTTGCTGATAGTGGTGAAGATTATAGCAAGTCAAATCATGTAGTAGAAATTGTAGCAGGAAAATATGTGCGTGGACAAATGGAAAAGGGTGTACTCGGTGGAGGTGGAAAGGGTCTACTTCAACGAATTTGTAATTATTACGGAAATATGGCATCTGCTGATTTCGTGGATAATTTACAAAATGTAGTGACAGAGTACATGAAAACCAGTGCGTATAGTGTTGGTATTAGTGATTTAATTGCGGATGCTGAAACAAATGAGAAAATTGCGCAAACAATTACAACAAAGAAAAAGGATGTCAAGAATTTGATTGATCAAACACATCTCGGTATATTCGAGAATAAAACAGGAAAGTCTAACGACGAAGAGTTTGAAACTCAGGTAACCAACATTTTAAATAATGCAACAAATGAGGCAGGTAAGATTGGACGTAAAAGTTTGGACAAAGGCAATCGTTTCGTTATTATGGTAAATGCTGGTTCAAAGGGTAGTGATATTAACATTTCCCAAATGATTTCATGTTTAGGTCAACAGACTGTAGATGGTAAGCGTATCCCATATGGATTTGAAAATAGAACATTGCCTCACTATACCAAGTTTGACGATTCGCCCAAGGCTCGTGGATTTGTTGAAAGTTCATTCATTTCCGGATTAACACCAGAAGAGTTGTTCTTTCATGCCATGGGTGGTCGAGTTGGTCTTATTGATACAGCGGTCAAGACATCTCAAACCGGATACATTCAAAGACGTCTTATCAAGGGTCTTGAAGATTTGAAAGTAGAATATGACATGACTGTTAGAAATAACAAGCAAAAAATTGTTCAATTTCAATATGGTGATGATGGTATTGATACAGTTCGTGTAGAAAACCAATTGTTATCATTAGTAGGTATGAGTTTAGAAGAGATTTATGCTCATTTTCATACACCTAGTGAGAGTGATAGTACAAGTGCTTTCATGACACCTTATACAAAGGGAGCAGTCGGTCGTATGAAAAAGCAAAATAATGAATTATTGGCAAAAAGCAAGTCATATATTGAGTATATGATTGAGGCACGTGATAATATTGTAAAGAATATTTTCAAAAATACTGACGCTAAAATGGTACATATTCCAGTTGCCTTTCAACATATTATTAATAATATTCAAGGCTTACAACACATTAACAAGAATTCAATGGTAGATATTACTCCGTTTGAAGCTTATACTTTAATTGAGAATAATTTCAAAAATCTTGAAAAGATCGTTTACGCCAAGCCTACAGAATTGTTCAAGGTAATGTATTATTTCCACTTGTCTCCTAAGGAACTCTTAACAGTGAAACGATTCAATAGAAAAACACTCATCAGTTTATTAGAGATGATTACTACCGTTTATAAGAATGCTATTGTCGCACCTGGAGAGATGGTGGGAATGATTGCAGCACAATCTATAGGTGAACCAACCACTCAAATGACCCTGAATACGTTTCATTTTGCGGGTGTAGCATCCAAGTCCAACGTGACACGTGGTGTGCCAAGAATTGAGGAAATTCTGTCTTTATCTGATAATCCAAAAAATCCATCCGTTACAATTTACATTCCTAAGGAATTGGAAGGAAGTCGTGAAAACGCACAGAAACTTATTCCAATGATTGAACATACAAAAATGAATGAAATAGTCAGTTCCGTTGAGATTTGTTTTGATCCAGACGATTTAAATAGTCTTATTGAAGAGGATGTCGATACATTAACACAATACTATGAATTTGAACGTATGGTAGACCAATGTGGTGGTTTAAATATTGGTGATAATAAGGAAAAATCCAAATGGATTATTCGTATGGAAATGGACAAGGAATCAATGCTTGAGAAGAATATTACTATGGATGATATTAATTTCGCAATCAGCAATAGTTTCAATGATGAGATATCATGTGTATATTCCGATTACAACTCCGACAAATTGGTATTTAGATTACGTCTTAAGAATTTATTATCAAGTGGTGCTACGGCTAGAAAAAAAGCCTTAGGGAATGTGAACCCACTTGATCAATCTGACGAGATTTATTTACTAAAAAATTTTCAAGATAATCTTCTTAATAATATTGTTTTAAGTGGAGTTAAAAATATTGGTAAGGTGATTTTGCGTAAGATAACAGATACAGTTGTTAAGGAAGATGGAATATATAATAAAAGAGAAAGTTGGGTTCTTGATACTGTTGGTACAAATCTACTTGAAATCTTATCACTTGATTATATTGATGTAACGCGTACAGTTAGTAATGATATTCAAGAAATCTATCGCACATTTGGTATTGAAGCAGCACGAAATGCTATTTTCCAGGAACTTACTGAAGTGATTGAATTCGACAGTACTTACATCAACTACCATCATCTTAGTATGTTGTGTGATAGAATGTGTTATAATTCCAAGATGACCTCCATCTTTAGACATGGTATTAACAATGACAATATAGGTCCTATTGCCAAGGCATCTTTTGAAGAAACACCTGAAATGTTCTTAAAGGCAGCAAGACATGCTGAATTGGACCCTATGCGTGGTGTATCGGCAAACGTAATGTGTGGTCAACAAGGTTATTTTGGAACATCAGCATTTCAAGTTTTGGCTGACATTAATGCGATGATATCACAAGAACCAGTTGACGATGAGGAAGATGAAGATGGAAATAAAATCATTGATGATGCGTTTGAAGGAACTAGTGGTTCGGGTGAGAAATGTAGTGTAAATCAATTAACTATTGATACAAATACACTCAATATAAAAAATATAGACCTTGGTGATAACGATGATGATTATGATATCGAATTTTAAGTAAATTGTGAATAAACAAAATATCATAAAAATATCATAAAAATATCATAAAAATATCATAAAAATATCATAAAAATATCATAAAAATATCATAAAAATATCATAAAAATATCATAAAAATATCATAAAACATACGCCAATCATGTATTAATATAAATTAGTATAAACATAATTTTTTTATATAAAATAAGTTATGTTTACATTTGAAAATATATTTAATAGAGTATTACAGAGTGAAAACGATAAAAGTTCGAGCAAATATCCGTATTCAAAAATTTTATTATTTACAACATATTTTACACCAAATATATTGAAACCTAGCAATGCTTATTCATGGGATAAATATATTAAATACAAATTTTTTATATTGAATAGTTTACTACATTATAAATATATTTATATTAACGACCGTGATAGGATAGAAATGATGTATTTTTTTTCTACTGTTCAAAAACATATGATGGCTCTTTATCGTTTTAAAAATATTTGTATGTTCAAAATAAAAAAATATTTGGCACAACAACAGGATTTACAATTTAATTTGTTGAGTGAAACATTACCGAAATATACTATAGATATTATCCAAGGAGGTATAAAACATCAATTTTCTATTTTCGATTTGATACGTATTATAAACACATCATTGTCATATGAATATAATTTTTTTACAGATCCAAAGGAAATAAAAAATCCATGGAATAATATACCATTTACTAAGACAAATTTATATAATATATATTTATTTATAGACAATATAAGCAAAACTACATCTATAAGAATGCCTATATTATTTTCACGATTTTTTCAAAGCAATTTTTGCTTACAGCATTTTGAAGATCATAACCAGTTAATTATTAAGAAATATATTATAGAAAATTGTCATACTAATAGTAAAGTAAAAAAATTAAGTCATATATATAATATGATTGAAATATTCAATAGTAAACGTGTTAATAATCGCATTAACATAGACAATGGATTTCCTGAGAATAGATTACTTGAAGTAATGGAACCATATCTTAAGTTTTATTTATTGGCTAATTATTCGTATGATGAAGACATACTGATTAAACAAAAAAAAATATTAAATAATAAACTCAGGTTATTTCATACAAACAATCCATTCTTTGGACGTAAAATTATTACTTTACAATTACGAAAATTATATTATGTTAGCTGTTTGTATTATAACGAGAATAGACCTATGTTTTTACCAGGTAATATATATATCCCCCCACCATCACTTATATCATTAACTGATAGATGTTATTATATAGATAAAACTGTTGATGCTATATATACTCCGCTACCTGATTTTGAAAATTATAATAATAAAAATAAAAATAAAAATAAATTGACTATGAATATAACTGGTATACTTCCAATTATAAGAAGTCATGTATTTACAATGGAAGACTTGAAAATTATAAACGATAAGTATTGTAATCACATACATACTCCATACATAGAGTCATTTGACAATGTTGATACAAATTTTGTCGACGAATATAATGAAGAGACAACGATTGATAATACTCTTACCCTTGATGTAAATGATTTTAATCAATTAAACCAATTGGTTGACATGTTAAATATAGAACAATTACAAAATAATAGCGAAGAACTGGATGATGACGATGACGATGGTACAGAATATGAAGAATTCGTTGACGATGATTCAGTATAATTTAACAATTAAATAATAATTTTGAATATTCATATTATTATTTATTTACTATTTCATATACTATTATTCTTGTACAGGTTCTTGTACAGGTTCTTGTACAGGTTCTTGTACAGGTTCTTGTACAGGTTCTTCATCTATCGTTTTATTGTAAGATTGTAATAAGGTAATTAGATTATTTTGTTGTTCGACTATTTCACTTTGAATAGATTTCTCTGGCAATTCTCGTATTTCTAATAATGCCTCTTTACTCTTATTAATTAAAAGTTTGTATTTTGGTAAGGTATTCTTATATTTATTAATACCAGAAGTTCTAATAATATATGTTTTTCCATTTTTTATATTCATGGACAAATATTCACGATTGTTTTCATGATACATATTTGGTGCGATAAATGTAATTGGTATATCGTATACAGTTGATATTATCATTAAATCAAAGTTCGTAAGATGATATGTTTCATTCATAATCAAATTTTCAATTGTTAAATTCCCATTGGATATTTCTTTGGATTGAGAAATATAACCATAATAATCAAACATGTTTATTAATTCTGTAGGATAGGTTACAAATAATTCTTCGTATTTTTTTATTAATGCCAATTTAATATCATTATTATTAACTAATTTTGAAAATGTATTATTTATTATCGTGAGAGCTACATCAAAAGTACATATAGAACTTTCATTTGAAAAAATAACATCTTTATAACCGCCTCTAAATTTCATTTTTAATTTTGAAAATACAGCCTTAATTGCTGTTGAACATGTATGATATATTTTGATTTGTTTTGTACCAGTATTAGATGATTCTATTATATTTTCTACAGTACTATCATTCTCTATTGGTTTAATAATCTCACTAGATACGGGGAGAACATATTCGTTATCATATTTTTGACTTTTATTTGGTTCAACATTATCATATGAATTAAATGAAATATATTTACTAGCAATGTCTGGTACTAAATCATCAAAATAATCACTGGTTAATAATGATTGTAATAGAATGATTTCATCTTGTTTTAAATCATATTTTATATCTGTAAATGAAAGAAATACCTTAGTTTTGAACATAAATTGCTTTATTCTGTTGTAACGAATTAATTCGTCGGCTAACTTACTATAGTATACATGTTCGTTATCTATTTGACTTAATAAATTCATTTTTGGTATAAGAATAATCTCACCCTTTTCCAAACTATCTTCTACATTTTTTATATTTGTTTCGGTTGTTTGAATAAACATGACATTGTCTGTCATAATACGTTTTAACAATATTATCAGTTTTTCTAATTGTAAATAATAAACCATATGTCCTGAGTCAGCTATTTTTTTTATTTCATCTCTAATTTGTTTATTTTTAAAATTATTTAATAATGTTCTCAATTTATTTCTAAAAGCGTTATATAATTCTGTTTCTAACTTTATTTTTCGAACAAATTTTTCCCGTTCTTCATCTATTTTATTGCTAGTTTGTATTGTTTTGTCTACTTGATAAAAATTCTCATCATCTATAACATGTTTAATACTTTGATCTGTATCTTGCTCTGGTTCTACTAGAGGAATAAATTGGTTCGTTTCCGTTAATAATCCTACAATTAATTTATCTTCTAAAATTTTCACAATAGGCTTACATAATATTTCTTTATTCGTTTCATCACTTATCATTTTTAAAAATTGTAAATTTTCTTCCAATGTGAGATACTCCTCGTCGTTATTTAAATCCACTAATTCATAGGATGATACTATTCCAGATGGAAAGCACGGAATAAATCCTGACTTTGAATTTTTTTCTACATGTAATCCTATCACTTTGTCGTCATAATTTACAACTAATCTATTAATTATGATTTCATACTTATTTAAAATATTAATAGATTGTTGAAGTGTAATGTTTCGCTTGAAACGTATTTCTTTATGTTTATAATTATTGGGTAAACTTAATAATGGTTTACACATGGATGTATATATATCTTGGATTGTATTCGTAAGTTTTTTCAAGTTGGGTACTTTGGATATTAATTCGGGTGTATATAATTTGGTTGTT